CCGCATGGCGTAACAATCGGCACAAACGGAACCCGGAATCAGGGCTAGCTTTCCGCCAACATGGCATTTCTTCGCGGATATGCCATAGGCAAGCCCGGGCATTTTTGACGGTTTGCCTAGACTGCCAGTAATGGATTCGGCGCGTGCTTTGTTCAGGCGGCGCGGCGGAATCGCGAACAGTATGGTTTGCATGGTTACTCTCCGGTTTTGTGGTTAGCGGCGGATAAACCGAGCGGCTTGCATGGCTAGTCGCCAGTAGCGCCGTTGGTGTTGCGTGTTCTTAAGGGAAAAATGCAGGGTTCGCTCTGTCCATTCACCCGTCACATAGTTTTGCTCCGGCTCCGTGGATAGCCATTCAAAGGGTTCACCCCTTGGATGCGAACACGAAGGGATAGGGTGTTGGCGCATAAGGCGGACTAGTTCCGTGAATGTGACGGGTTCGTCTACTATCAATTGCTCGGTTTCTCCGTCCGGGCAATAGTCGTCTTCGTCGTCCGCAGGGCCGGGATAAGTCGTTTCATAGAGACTAATCAGAATCATTTTGTGGCTCCGGGTTGTGTGTCTTCGTCCATCATTTCCGCGAGAGCGCATCGGGCTATGTCGCGCATGACGAAACCGATTTGATTTTCGTGACAAGACCAATCGTCAAAACTGGCTAGGTCTTGGAGTGCCGCCAGTAAATCAGGCGCGGCGGCAATCAGTCGCGCATTTGCGGCATGGTTCTCTGCGCCATCCCACGAATCCATTGATGCAATCCAATGGTTTTGAGGGATGCTACGGATAGTCTTCGTGGACTCTTCGAATCGCCAAGGGTTGTAGGTTCTCATGGTTTCTCTCCGGGTTAGGCGTAGAAACGGGAAAGGCGGCGGACAAACGCGTCACGGTTTGTGTGCGTTTCCTTGATACGGTAGGCGACTCCGGCGGACTGAAGGGCGCGGATATACAGACCCGCGTCGCAATCCTCTTCTAGCCAAACGACGTCACCATCACGGTACGAATAGGCGGAAACCTTATCGGTCAAACCGTAGGCACGAAGGGAATGGATATCGGCGGCAATCCATCCGTGGCCGGGATCCTGAAGGTAGTCAAGGGTAAGCATAGAGACACTCCATGTAGGTGATAGGACAGTCGCTATCCTATGTGTTGCATAGAGTGTGTCCAATTGATTGTTCTAATGGGCGCCTGGTAGTCGATAGGCTGGGGCTATGCGCGCTGGGGGCGTGTTGCTTGATGTTCCGGCTTTGTTCCCCTATGATGAGGGCCGGATCCAACGCAAGCCCGAAGGGCAACAGTCCTACATGAGCAAACTAACCCGTAAGCAAATAAGGGAAGGTCTAGAGACAGTCCCTATGGAAGCAATCCTAGGTAAAGGCGTTTCAAGCCAGTTGACCGCTAAGCAAAAGAGGTTCGCTATGGAAGTGGCACAAGGATCCACCAAAGCAGACGCCTACAGGAAAGCATACAAGGCCAACCCTGCGCCATCTTCCCTTGTGGCAGACCCTTACCGCATAGCCGCTAATCCTAGGGTTCGTGCAGAGATCGAAGCATACGAAGCCGCAATAGAAGCCGCGAGATACCGAACCCCTGCCGCTCTAAGAGAATTGGTAATCCAATCCCTAGTTTCTGTGGTGATTAACCCTGAAACGAAAGATAGTGTGAAGGTAGCGGCGGCAAAGGTATTAGGAACCGTGACGGAAGTCGCGGCATTTACCGAACGAAAAGAAATCAAAACGATATCCAGTAGCGCGGATGCAAAGGCCAATGTAATGTCAGAACTAAAACGATTGATTAGAGACAATGCAGAGGACGCAACAATAGTGGAATCGCAGGCGGCTGATCTACTGGCGGAACTATCGGCGGAATCAGGGCCGGGCATTGTGGAAACGGCGGCGGCAGACCCCCACCCAGCCCCCACCCCCGCGCCTGACGCAGCGGAGTCCCAGGTCATTGGACATACTATCCCACACGAAGTGTCACCTCCCCCGTCCATTTCCCCCGATAACGACCCTCCCACCCCTTTAGATGGGAAGACCCCCCCGTCATCTTTTTGAACCGGTACCATAGATGGGGGTGGTAACGTTACCACATGACATAAAGTGCTTTAAGAAACGCTCGTAAGTCCTTGATTTTCCGTGGTGGGGTGGTAACGTTACCAGATGACACAAAATGGTTGAAGAAACGGGTGCTAAGTTGTTGATTTTGAAGGACAAAAGCGCGATTCGTCGGCCAAAAGTGGTGGTTGGGGCGAAGGAGATGAGGCGTGTTTGGGGGGATAGGGGTGAGTTGGAGGTGGGTATGAGTCCGGCGCAGAGGGAGGTGTTTTTGGTGGTGGATGAGTGGTGGAAGAAGTATGGGTTTGCGCCTTCGTTGAGGGATATAGCGTATGTGCGGGGGAAGATGGGGTTGGGGAATACGAAGAAGATAGTGGACAGGTTGGTGGAGTTGGGGGCGTTGAAGAGGTTGGATGGCCGTCGGAGGTCTGTTCGGCCTGTGTATGTGAACTTTAAGAATCTGGAATGAAGCTGGAAGACTTGATTGAGAGGTTGCCTGTTGCTGAGCAGGAGGCTTTACTGGCTCAGGTGGCTGAGTACAAGGAGGCTTTGGAGAGGGAGAAGTCTCATAAGTCGTTCATGCATTATGTGAAGACGATGTGGCCGGGGTTTGTGCATGGGAGGCACCATGCTTTGATGGCCAAGAAGTTTGAGGAGATAGCTGAGGGGAAGGTTAAGAGGTTGATTATCAATATGGCCCCCCGGCATACTAAGTCTGAGTTTGCGAGTTATCTGTTACCGAGTTGGTTTTTGGGTCGGTTTCCTCAGAAGAAGGTGATTCAGACATCGAACACGGCTGATTTGGCTGTGAACTTTGGTCGCAAGGTCAGAAACTTGGTGATGAGTGAGCAGTATGCGAGGGTCTTTCCAGATGTGTCGTTGAGGCAGGACTCGAAGGCTGCTGGCCGGTGGGCGACGAACAGGAATGGGGAGTACTTCGCCATTGGTGTGGGTGGAACTGTGACGGGTAAGGGTGCGGATTTGTTGATCATTGATGATCCGCACTCTGAACAGGAAGCTGCTGCGGCTGCGGGGAACCCGGAAGTGTTTGACAAGGTGTATGAGTGGTACACCTCTGGTCCCAGACAGCGTTTGCAGCCTGGTGGGGCTATCGTGATCGTTATGACACGGTGGGCTGAGAGGGATTTGACGGGCCGGATCATCAAGGATGCGGCTTCTCGGGACAAGACCGAGGAGTGGGAGGTGATAGAACTCCCGGCGATCATGCCTTCTGGCAAGCCTTTGTGGCCGGAGTTTTGGTCTTTGAGGGAACTGGAGGCTCTGAAGGAAGAACTCCCGATTTCCAAGTGGAATGCTCAGTATCAACAGACCCCTACTGGCGAAGAGGGTGCGATTGTCAAGAGGGAGTGGTGGAATCTTTGGGAGAAGGACGATCCTCCGCAGTGTGAGTTCATCATTCAGTCTTGGGACACGGCTTTTACGAAGTCTGAGAAGGCCGACTACTCAGCCTGTACGACTTGGGGCGTGTTCTATAAGGATGAGAACGAGAGAGATCCGAACCTCATTCTGTTGGATGCGTTCCAGAAGCGGATGGAGTTCCCAGAACTCAAGGACAAGGCTTTTGAGATGTACAAGGAGTACGAGCCTGACATCTGTCTGATCGAAGCCAAGGCAGCGGGCGCTCCTTTGATCTTTGAACTCAGAGCGATGGGTCTTGTGGTTTCAGAGTACACCCCAACTAGAGGAACGAAGAAGGTTCCAAACGATAAGTTCACCCGCCTGAGTTCGATAGCCGATATCTTCAGGTCGGGAAAGGTTTGGGCGCCGGATACCAGGTGGGCTCGGGAGGTGGTTGAGCAGATGGCTGCTTTCCCAAATGCGGAGCATGACGACTTGGTGGATTCGACCGTACAGGCTATGCTTCGCTTTAGACAGGGCGGACTCTTGCGTCTTCAATCAGATGAGGAAGAAGACGGAATCATCCAACGCAAACGCGCTTACTACTGATCATGGACTACGAATCTCTATTCAAGTTGCCAACTGGCATCGAAGACATTGAGTCAGTTTTCCGCACTGAGCGCGGATCGACCTACGCTCATCACTCAGATGCCACGACCACCCGAAATCGCAGTAGCGAGAAACATAAGGACACGCGCACTGGCATTCAACCAAGATCTGGGCGTACCGTGTTTATGGACCCGCAAGACGTGAACCGTATTGGCGGGTTCTTTCAAAACCCAGACATGGCCACCAAGTTTGTGCCGAAGCTGGACAAAGATGGAAAGCCAACGGGTAAAGTGCAATTGGTCTTGGCCGAAGACTACGGCCCCCGCAAAGCAGGCTCTGTTCTTCTTGAGGCCCCGTACACAACCAAGCCCCAGGTTGGAATGAACCCAGTGGAGATTTACAAGTCTGAGAGTCCGATTGGCGATGCTGGAAGAGGAATCCACTTCGGCAACAAGATTACTGAAGTTCATCCAAAACCCTCAAGACTTGGGGGGAAGGCAGGCGTTGCTGCCGGATTGCTTGGGGGTGCAGGCGCGGCCAATGCAAGTGAACTTGCAGAGTCTCTTCTGCCTATTGGCTTGACGCCAAGCAAAGTTGCGCCCGGCACGCTGTCTCCAGAGATCAAACAACGATATGCCCGTGAGCAACAGAAGAAAAAAGAAGAAGTCGCCAAAGCCCAGGCTTTGTTGAGAAGCGGTGTTCCAATGCCTGATGAGTACCGCAAGGGCGGAAAAGTCAAACTGATTTAAGGATAGTCATGGCAACAAATTTTGATAAGGCACTCTATGGTGCGCCAGTGGGTCTTGAGGAGTTGGCGCAAGAAGAAGCGCCTATTGAGATTGAAATTGTCAACCCAGAAGAAGTCAACATTGGTATCGATGGCATGGAGATCAGCCTCGTACCAGAGCCCAAGACTGCCGATGCGTTTGATGCAAACTTGGCAGAGTATGTGGATGAAGGAGTCATCGCCGGTCTAGGCGGTGATCTGATAGCAGAGATTGATCAAGATAAGGCTTCTCGCAAAGAGTGGGAGAAGGCTTATGTCGATGGCCTGAAACTGTTGGGCCTTCAGATTGAAGAGAGAACCGAACCTTGGCAGGGTGCTTGTGGTGTGTTCCACCCGATGATCACCGAAGCCGTCGTTCGTTTTCAGTCGGAGATGATCACGGAGACGTTCCCCGCTGCGGGTCCAGTCAAGACCAAGATCATTGGAAAAGAGACGCCAGAAGTTAAAGAGTCCGCCGTCCGGGTGCAGGACGACATGAACTTTGAACTCACGGAAGTGATGAAGGAGTTCCGCCCCGAGCATGAGCGGATGCTGTGGAGTCTCCCCGCGACTGGCTCGGCTTTCAAGAAGGTCTACTACGACCCCAATCTTGGCCGTCAAGTCTCGATGTTTGTGCCTGCGGAAGACATCATTCTTCCCTACGGCACCACTGATATGGACACTTGCCGCCGCTTGACTCACGTCATGCGCAAGAGCAAGAACGACCTAATCAAACTACAGAACGCGGGCTTCTACAAGGATGTAGAACTGGGTGATCCAGACAAGAACAAGTCTGATATCCAACAGGCCAAGGATAAAGAGACGGGCTTTAGCGATCTCAACGATGACCGCTTTACCCTGATGGAAATCCATGCAGACCTTGATCTGCCGGGGTATGAGGATCTGGACAAGGACGGCAATCCTACTGGTATTGCGCTGCCTTATGTGGTGACCCTGATCCGGGGCACGAACACCATTCTTTCTATCTACAGGAATTGGAACGAGGATGACCCGCTCAAACTCAAGCGGCAACACTTTGTGCATTACCAGTACGTCCCCGGATTTGGGGCGTACGGATTTGGCTTGTTCCATCTTATCGGTGGCTTTGCGAAGAGTGCTACTTCGCTCATGCGCCAACTGGTTGATGCTGGTACTCTGTCTAATCTCCCTGGCGGACTGAAGTCACGCGGTCTTCGGATCAAGGGCGACGACACCCCCATTGCTCCGGGCGAGTTCCGCGATGTCGATGTGGCCAGTGGGAATATCAGGGACAGCATTCTTCCGCTTCCCTATAAGGAACCGTCTCAGGTTCTCTACAGCCTGCTTGGGAATATCGTAGAGGAAGGCCGTCGTTTTGCCGCAACAGCCGACATGAAGGTGTCGGATATGTCGGCTCAGGCTCCGGTTGGAACGACGCTGGCTCTCCTTGAGCGGCAACTCAAGATTCTGACGGCGGTTCAGGCCCGTACGCACTTCTCGCTCAAGCAGGAATTCAAACTCCTCAAGAGCATCATCCGCGACTACACGGATCCTGATTACACCTACGACCCTGAGTACGGTACCAAGCGGGCCAAGCAGTCGGACTACGACAAGGTTGATGTCATCCCGGTGAGTGACCCCAACGCGGCCACGATGTCGCAACGGGTGATCCAATATCAAGCCGTCATCCAGATGGCTCAGATGGCTCCGCAGATCTATGACCTTCCGCAGTTGCACAGGTCTATGTTGGATGTTCTGGGAATCAAGAATGCGGAAAAACTGGTTCCGCTGCCCGAAGATGAGAAGCCCACGGATCCGGTTACTGAGAATCAAGACTTGCTGAAGAACAAGCCAGTCAAGGCGTTCCTGCATCAGGATCATCAGGCACACATTGCAGTGCACATGATGATCACGCAGAACCCGCTAATTGCTCAGATCGTGGGGCAGAACCCGATGGCTCAGCAGATTGTTGCGGCTCAACAGGCTCACATTGCAGAGCATTTGGGATTCCAGATGCGCAAGCAAATCGAGGCTCAACTGGGTATGCCTCTGCCGCCGGATGATGAGGATCTGCCGCCGCAAGTTGAGATTGCGCTGTCAGCCATGATGGCTCAGGCGGCTGCTCAAGTGAACGCTCAGGCTGCGCAACAAGCCGCAATGCAACAGGCTCAGCAACAAATGCAAGATCCTGTTGTTCAGATGCAACAAGCAGAGTTGCAACTGCGTGCACAAGAACTGGCACTCAAAGAGAAGCAGTTGGCAGTGGATGCCACGGCGAAGGCAGACCGCCAAGCCTTGGAGGAAGAGCGCGTCAAGGGCGATCTCCAACT